TCCCTGGCTTTGCCGATGGCAACGGTACCGCAACGATCTACGTCACCAACGAGGACGCTGCGCTGTCCAACCGCATGGTGGAAGACGTGCTGCAGCGCCAGCAGGTTGGCTGCGGCTTCAAGCTGTACACCGACAAGCAAGGCACCGAGGCGCTTAGCCGCAGCATTGCCATGGATGCTGTGCTGCTGACCGCCAGCCTGAACATCAATCCTGATGATGCTCAGCAAGTGGAGATCACTTTCCGCCCGGCCGGTGCACCTACTTTTGACTTCAGCACTTCCGCTTGATAGTTGAACGGCCCCGGCTTATGCTGGGGCCACCCACATTTATTGCATGGCATCATCTGCACTGGCGCGGCTGAAAAAAGCAGCCAATCTTCAGCCAATTAAGCGCGTTGTAACACTCAACGATGGATCTACGTTTGAGTTTTACGCTACGGCGCTGACCATGGCAGAACGCGAGCGCGCGCAGAAGATGCCCGGTGGCGATGATCCCAATGGCTTTGCGTTGAACCTGCTGGTAACCAAAGCAGCCGACGATGCCGGACAGCGGTTGTTTCAGGCTGGTGAAATTGCTGAGTTGAAAAACGATGTGCTTGACAGTGACCTGCAAGCCATGATGCTCGCCATCATCACCAACCCAGAGGAAGCTGAAACCGATATGAAAAGCACTGAAAAAGGAGCTAAGTAAAGACAACCTGCTGCTGCTGCAACTTGGGGTTGCAAAAGAGCTGGGTTACACGCTAGCCCGGCTCAACCGTGAGGTAACACTTGAAGAGCTGCTGCTTTGGTCTAGCTATTTTGAGCTTCAGAATGAAGAGCAGGATCGTAGAATGAAGCAACGCCGTAGGTAAGTCGTGTCGGTTGTCGCCAACGTTGCTATTAACGTCGACAGTCGTGACGCAGTTAGCAAGCTTCGGCAAGTTGAGTCGCAGGCAAAAATTACCGAGCGGGCGTTTGAAGGGTTGTCTTCAGCCCTTGCTGCATTTGGAGCTGGTTTTGCTATCAGCAAGGTTATCCAAGACGTAAGAGAACTAGATACAAATATCCGCCGTCTTGCAACGGTTGGCGTAGATGTAGCCAAAATTAATCCTGCGCTTTCGGCTTTAAGTAAAGAACTTGGAGGCGTTGCTAGCAAGGCAGAGTTAGCAGCAGCTTCCTACCAAGCCGCATCTGCTGGCTTTAGTGATACTGCTGGCAATGTTGAAATTCTACGTGCTGCAACAAAAGCCGCCGTGGGTGGATTGGCTGATTCGCAAGCTGTAACAGAAGTGCTTGTGAAAACCCTTAATGCTTATGGGTTAGCGGGCACAGAAGCGACAAAAGTAACCGATAGCATTTCAAAAGCCATTGAACTAGGCAATCAAGAATGGACTGATTACACTAGTCAGCTTGGCCGTGTTGTTTCTGTTGCGTCACTTGCTGGCGTCAACTTAAACGAAGTAAACGCATTTATTGCCGCTGCCACTAAAAACGGCGCGACCGCAGAAATTGCGTTTACCGGTCTTGGCGCTGCCTTTAATACCCTTTTGCAGCCTACCAAGGAGAGCACGGAAGCTGCAGCAGCGTTGGGCATCCAATGGAACATTGGAGGCCTGCAGGCGAAAGGGTTTACCGGGTTGCTTGAAGATCTATCCAAAAAACAAGACGCAAATAAAGAAACAGTTGCTCGATTGCTTGGATCGCAGGAGGCAATGCGGGGCGTATTTGCTGCTAATGCAAAAGGTGGCAAAGATTATCAAATGATTTTAGAGCAACTGGGCTCGGCCGCCGGTAAAACCGATAGCGATTTTAAGACTATGAAGGACAGCCTTGATAATCAACTCAAGGCGCTTGATACGGCATTTAAGAATTTAAGCGAAGCATTAGGGAGGGCATTTGGGCCGGCGGTTGTTTCAACTATTGGAGATGTCACGGATACAGTCAATGCTTTTGCTGATGCAATCAATGCTGTGCCTCAACCAGTTGCAACAGCAATCGCTGAAATTGTCAAAATCGTTGCGCAAATGATTCTGCTGCAAAAAGCAATCCAAGGAATTATTGCTTTGCGTGCCGGTTTTGTTGCTGCAATGACTGGCATGGCGGCAACAACAGCCGCAACAGGAGCAGCCGCAACAGCTAGCTCTTCTGCTTTTGCTCTTTATACAGCAAACACTAGAACGCTTCAAGCTGCTGCTGCAACTGCAACGCCAACGCTGGCTGGGTTGCGTGGTGTATTGGCAAGCCTAGCCTCTATTGGCACTATTGCGATTGCCGTCAACATTGCCGTTTACGGTATTCAAGCTGTTATGCAGGCTAGGGCAGAGCTTGACCGCTTGCGTGGTGCTAGGCAAGCAGGTGGAGCGGCTGCTGCATTTGGTGGGAGCGCACCTGAGTCAGCGAAAGAAGTACAAAGAAAAGTTCTTGAACAAATCAAAGCTGAGCGCAAAAAAAATCTACCTATGCAAGCCATTGGAGCAATCAGCGGCTTTGGTCGTGGCTTAGGTAATACACGAGAGCAAATTCTTGCTGAGCGCGAACGGTCTGCGCGCGCCGTGTTGGCGTTGCCGACACGAAAAGCGCAAACTAGCGGACTTCCAACGCTAACGCTAACGCCTCAATCGGCAATGCCAGGTGAAGAGGATAAAGCCAGCAAAAAAGCAAAAGACAAGGCAGCAGAAGAAGAAGCCCGTATGCAGGCTCGCCTGCGCGGCTTTGTTATTGAAACAAATGCAATTCAAAAGCAGCAACAAATACGCGAAAAAATTACGCAGGCTGAAATTGCTGGTGACAAACAGTTAGCGGCAAGATTACAGGGCGAAGAGCGGACGCAACAAATTCTTGCCTCCGTGCAGGGTGATTTGGTTGGCATTACTGATGAGCGCGAAAGGCAAGCAGTGCTTGCAAAGGCGGCAGCTGAAATTGATGCTGTGCAGTCGCAAACCGCAGGCGAGCTAAACAAACTAGAGGCTGATCGCTCAAAAGCGATTCAAGATGTAATTGCCGGATTTGATATGGAGTTGCTTAAACTTCAAGCAAATACGGATATTAAAAAACAGGCAATACAGTTTCTAGAAATTGAAAACCAATTAAAGGCCCAAGGAATCTTTTTGACCGATCAGGACGCCGAAGCGATCCGCCGGAAGATTGCAGAAGTTCAAAAGCTAACCAAAGAACAAAAAGCCGCACAAGATCAAGCCAAATTTGTTGAGCAGCAGTTTGCGGCAATCGGCGCCGGCATTGGTGATTTGCTGACAGGTGCTTTTGATAACTTAATCAACAAAACAAAAGACTGGAACGATGTTTTACGCGATTCCTTGATGGCAGTTGGGCGTCTATTGATGATGGCTGGCTTAAACCTACTTGCTGGTACTGATGGCAAAGGCGCATTGTCGTTCCTTGGATTTGGCAGTGGCTTTGGTACAAGAGCTGCTGGTGGTCCTGTAACAGGCGGTAAACCTTACATCGTTGGTGAGCGTGGACCTGAGTTGTTCTTGCCCAGCACAGGCGGCAACGTCATGTCAAACAATGACCTGCGCTCTGCCATGGGTTCCGGTTCAGCCGGAGGTGGTGCGCCAGTGCTCAACATGAGCTTCCAGACCACCAACATCGGCGGCGTTGAGTACGTCAGCCGCGACCAGCTAGAGCAAGCCATGGCAGCCACCCGCCGTCAAGCCGCCAGCGACGGTGCAAAACGAGGGATGACAATGACATTGGATAAACTGCAGCAAAGCCCTGGCACCCGTAGCCGCGTGGGTCTCCGCTGATGACTGCTCAATTCCCAGGCATCAAACCATCCGAGCGCAGCTTCCGTCTGGGCCAGTTCCCTACAAAGGTGTACCGCGCCTTGTCTGGCGCCACGGTCAAGCGAGCGTTTGGCAACCGCGCCTACGGCTATGAACTGCAACTGACTTTTACTAACATCACTGACACAGCAGCATCCCAGCTGATCGACCATTACAACGGCACGTCAGGCGGCTTCGGTCGGTTCACCCTGCCCGCAGAAACATTTGCTGGGATGGATGTAACGCTAACCAGCAAGATCCAAGCGCCTACGCAAATCAAATGGGAGTACACCAGCCCTCCTGAAGTGCGCTCGGTCTACGTGGGACGCAACACAGTGACAATCAGTCTTGCCGGGGAGCTTGACTACTGATGAGCGAGATCCGCATCGCGCAGTATTTCAAGCTGACCACTGCTGATGGCGTCGTTCACCGCTATCAGAATTATTTCGTTGGCGCTAGCAGTTCATACCTGAGCGAGTCCTACGGCTTTGCTCCGTTCCAGGCGTCTGGTGCGCTTGCCACGCTCAACGGCGACAACGAAACACTACAGGTACTGTTCCCGAACTTAGAGGTTGTGCTGCGGTTGGTGGAGCAAGCCAACGGCAACCGCCTGAGCACCTTGGCGTTTACGACAGCGTGGCTTAATGCCAGCGATCAAATCCTGACGCCGCTGACGGATTACTACATCGGCATTGGCGCCAGCTTCAGCGAGACCACTGTTGAACTGCGTTTTCGCTCTGCGATTGACAGCGTGGGCAGTGCCTTTCCAGCTCGAACCTTGACACGCGAAAACGTTGGCCCGCTGCCTCTGAACAGCGAGCTGTATTTGCGGTGAACGACCTGATCGGCCTGAAGCGTGCATGGGGCGCCTACCCCGGCGATGGTTCAGGTAAGGTCGATTGCTGCCTGCTGTTTGCCGAAGTTCGCCGCCGGCTCGGCTACTACGATCACACGCCAGATTTTGCTTGGTACTTTGAGCGCTATACCGACGACACCTTTCCACGTCGAATCATGGCGAAGTGGCTACTGCAAAACGGCACTCGACTAGATGACCCTGAGCGCCATGCGGTCGTGCTGCTGCCTGGAACAAAGGGCGGCGCCATGGGTACAGTGTTAGACGACGGCAACGTTTTGTTTATCAGCGAGAGATCCGGCGTGGTGCTGGCTCCGCTTCCACCTAATCACGGCCATTATTTCAGGCTTCACAAATGACCCGCCGCCTACTGCCCTACGAACACCAGCTGATTGCTGAGCTGGGCATAAGCGAGCAAGAATACCTGAACTTTGTGCAGGCCCAATTTGATCACACAAAGCTGCCTGAAGATCGCCTGCTACTGCCACAAAACGATCCGGGAACTATTGGTCTAGTTTTAACAATCGTTGGCATCCTGTTTCAAG